CCGCAGAACTATTATACGACCAAGAGACCGTATTAGTCAAAGCCCATGGAGAAAAGTATTCTTCTATCGTGATTCCGTGATTGATGCGTTAGAATTAGGACCAATTAATTATAATTTAGACTACGCTACTGTATCAAGTATTCTATTAGGCGGCACTACTAACAAAATTGTTATTACCTTAGGTACAGGCCAAGTTCCTGGATCATGGGTTGGTAAAGTTTTAATGGACGACTTCGGTAGCATTGCGGCAACAAACACAACTGTAACTACTAACAGAATTACTACTGGTATTATACCTCACGGATTTGAAATCGGTAATCCTGTTATATTTAGAGGAACAGCATTTGGTAACTTAGTTGCTGGAAAAATTTACTATGTATTAACAACACCAACTTCAACAAGTTTTACAGTAACCGATAAACAAGGTTCAACAGTACCGTTTGCATTAACTACTGCAACTGGTAGTATTTTAGTAATGAGAGCTGATCGCCGAGGTAAAGCAATCATTGACTCTGTCAGTGGTAACTTTATGAATTGTAGTGTTATCTATCCGTTCAACGCTGCAACTACTCTGACAACAGGTAACTGGCATTTATATGATCCGTTAAACTACGGTCGACATTACTTGACTAATCCGTTAGACATAACAAGTGAAGCTAAAAATAATAAAGAAATCGATGCGTTCTTGTGTAATGACCAAGTACGTCTTAGCAATATGACATTCCAAGGCCAAGGCGGATTTGCCATGGTACTTGATCCAGAAGGTCAAATTAAAACTAAATCACCTTACGGACAAGTTTGTTCAAGTTTCTCACAATCAATTAACCGCAAGCGTTTTGCTGGTGGACAGTTTGTTGACGGGTTCGCTGGACGACTACGTGGTACAATCACTGCTATTGAATACGACGGAATTGAAAGTTATGATTTAACTCAAGAAGAAGGCGGTAGCGGATATATTCCAGCAAGCGGTACAGTAACTTATACAGATGTTCCAGTGTTAGGATTAACACGAGCTGTAACAGATACGTATTCAGGAACCAACACTATTAAATTAGATAGCGTTGCTAGACTTGTTGTCGGCGGCGCAATTACATTCACAGGAACTGCATTTGGAGGAATTATATCTGGAACAAGATACTTTATTACCTCTCTCAATGCACCTGAACCTAATTTAATTACCATTAGTAAAAGTCAAGGCGGACCAAATCTAGTACTAACAACTTCATCAGGTACACTAACAGCCACAACTGGCGGTACTGGTGCAACAGCAAACATTACTGTTCAGAACGGTGTTGTAACAAACGTTATTTCAAATAATCCTGGAGAATATTATAAAACAGGAGAGTGGATTACTGCGAGCAACACTAATCTAGGTGGCGCTGGTAGCGGATTTACTGTGCCAGTTAAAGGCACTAATGGCAAGGGACAAATTATTACGGTAGTTGGAGAAGTAAACAGCGGTTTAGATATTCGTCCTCCACAACCTCCTTGTGCGTTCTTTGTTG